ATCGGTGATGAAACACGTATAACCTTCGTATTTGACATTCCGCATGGACAAAGTTGAAATCCTAATTTTAAGAAATCTTCTTTATAATGAGGAATATCTCCGTAAGGTAATTCCTTTTATTAAATCGGATTACTTTGAAGATCCTCATCAGAAGATCACATTCCAAGAGATTGAAAAATTTGTCACAGAGTATAATAAACCTGCAACCAAAGAAGTTCTTTGTATTGAGGTAGAAAAACGTCAAGACATTACTGATACTTCTTTTACTGAGGTGACTAAACTCATTAGTTACCTTGAAGATGTTGCTACAGACTATGATTGGTTGTGTGACACGACAGAAAAATGGTGTCGTGATCGTGCTATCTATCTGGCACTGATGGAGTCCATCGCACTCGCTGATGGGAAAGATAAAGATAAAGACCGTGATGCAATTCCTAGTATTCTATCAGAGGCTCTGGCAGTTTCTTTTGATGCTCATGTAGGACATGACTACCTGCTCGATTATGAGGAGAGATTTGAATCATACCATCGCAAAGAAGACAAGATTCCATTTGATCTTGAGTATTTCAACAAGATTACAAAAGGTGGTCTTCCGAACAAAACGCTTAATATTGCTCTCGCTGGCACTGGTGTCGGCAAAAGTTTGTTTATGTGCCATGTTGCAGCTTCCGCACTCTTGGGAGGGAAAAACGTATTATACATCACGGCTGAAATGGCTGAAGAGAAAATTGCAGAGAGAATTGATGCTAACCTGCTCAATATACCTATCCAAGAGATAACAGAACTTCCTAAACAAATGTTTGAGGAAAAGGTAACAAAACTATCGCAGAAAACTCAAGGTTCTCTTATAATTAAAGAGTACCCAACTGCTTCTGCACATAGTGGCCACTTTAGGGCACTTCTTAATGAGCTTGCACTTAAGAAGTCATTTAGACCTGATATTATTTTCGTTGATTACCTTAACATATGTGCTTCCGAAAGATATCGCGCAGGCAGTAATGTCAATTCATATACAGTTGTCAAGGCTATTGCTGAAGAACTTCGAGGATTGGCTTGCGAGGCGAACGTACCTATCGTTTCTGCCACCCAGACCACTCGTTCTGGTTATGGCAGCAGTGATGTTGAGCTTACTGACACTAGTGAGTCCTTTGGTCTCCCTGCTACTGCTGATCTTATGTTTGCCCTTATTTCAACTGAAGATCTTGAAGGACTCGGGCAAATTATGGTGAAGCAATTGAAGAATAGATATAATGATCCGACCATTTCTAAGAGGTTTGTGGTAGGTATCGACCGTGCTAAGATGCGTCTGTATGATTGTGAGCAGTCAGCACAGGATGATATTCTTGACAGTGGTAAAGAAGAAGAGTATAATAACGATGAAGCAAAACCAAAAAAATCATTTGAGGGATTTAAGTTTTGAACGGTTACTATTCTGTGTTTAATCCTAGAGGTGAAAAGATTGCTGATTGTGGTTCTGAAAAAGATGCAGTCAATCTTCTTGGCATGAGAAACCGTAGATGGGAAGGACATTATTATTCGTTCATTCCTTTGCCTGGTGACATTATTGATGTCTCTAATGGTAAACAACTTCCTACCCGAGATATCGTTGTTAATATGGACGGTGGTGTTGGTGGTAGTTGGAAAGAAGTAGTAATTAAAGAACTCCCTCAAAATTGTCAAGAACCATTTATCCCCGATTTTCATGACTAAAGTTGATACTGAAAAATACGTAGAATTTGTTAAGGGTGTGACTAGCGATCCGTCTTTGGATTATGCTGCATTCCTTACTCGCACCAACTCTCTTGAACTTCAGGAGGATTGTAATGTGACACAACTTCTGACTGCAGCTCTTGGCCTTGCCGCAGAGTCTGGCGAGTTCACTGAAGTTGTGAAGAAGATCATCTTCCAAGGCAAACCTTACAACGAAGAGAATGTCTTTCACATGAAACGTGAACTGGGAGATATCTGTTGGTATCTGGCACAGGCATGTATGGCACTTGATACAACCTTTGATGAAGTGATTGAGATGAACGTTGAGAAACTCAAAGCACGATATCCAGGTGGAGAGTTTGATGTTCACCACTCCGAGAACAGAGAAGAAGGCGACGTTTAATGCTTACTGCAATCAACTACATAACAGCATTCTGGACTGTAGTTGTGATGAATTGTATTCAACCGGTCAATTGGAAAGCATGTGCTCCAGTTCATGAATGGTTACTTCCTGAACTGGAGTATGCATGGAAACTCAAGACTGGTGAGATAGTTCCTTATCAAAATGAAAAGGATATTATTAATGGGTTATAATTGTGAAAATTATTGAGAATGTATTAAGTGATAGTTTTTTTAATGAAACACTAGATATTCTAAACAAACACTCCAGAGAATTCTGTTGGAAACCAAATAAGTTTTTTTGGCCAGATTATTTGATGAAGGGTTTGTATGGGACTGTAATGGTTTCTCTTGCTCCTGAAGAATATGATCGTAAGTTTGCAAAAGAATTGTATAATGTTATTCCAGAGTTTGATAAGTTGAAATGCATCTTTCAGTGTTTTGATAGAGGTGCTGGTATCGCTGTTCATGATGATCTTGATCAATACAGATGGGCAGCAACACTTTATCTTAACTTTAAGTGGAATGTGAATGACGGTGGAATTTTTTGTTGGAAACCAATCGATACTGATCAAGACTTTCTATGGAGAAGTATCGTCCCAAAGAAAAATCTACTCGTTATAAATGATCAAAACGAAAAACACTTTGTCACTCCAGTGAGTCCTTATTCGGAAGAAGAAAGATATACTGTTCAAATATGGGCAAAGTGATCGCGGGGTTATAGCTCAGTTGGTAGAGCGCCTGCTTTGCAAGCAGGATGTCAGGAGTTCGAGTCTCCTTAACTCCATTCTAAATACTTAAAAAGTATTGTGTGTTATGAGTAACACTGCCAAACAAGAAGATTGTTCTATTTTATTCTTTAAAGAGCACTGCGATAAGAAATTCAAACTTAGTGACAAGCAATACGCCGAGTTGGATAAGAAAGCATTTGGTAAGAGCGGAGTTTATCCTCAGGCAAATGCTGTTTGGAGAAGAAGTTATGATGAGCAAGTTATTGGTCTCATGAATTACATGATATCAAGGGGTATCACGACGACTGGTTGGTCTTGGTCAAGAGATCAGGCAAATGGTATGATGAACTTCTTGAATAAAATCGCACAACAGAAAGGTGGAGTCACAGGATCTCTTGACAGTTGGAATCCCATGGATGTTGTTGCTGTAAAAAAATCAGAAGAGGCAAAGATAAAAAAAAGAATAACTGAGATGTGTGATACTGGTGATAAACTATTAAATTTAAATACTTTGAATTCCTTAATGGAAGAATATATTAGAGATAAAAAATTGATGCCAATATCTCTTAAGCAAGTGGGTAAGAACGAAAGAGGAACTTTTGAAATGAGTTCAAATCTTAAAACTAGAGAAGCAAAACGAAGATCTCTTCATGAGTTTACTGCAGATAACTTTGCATGTGATTTGGCATGGGATGCGAATGCAAATGAATGGAAATTTGCACAGGAAATTTCTTGGGATATGATTGATAGTGGAGGTGGAGGCAGAGAGGCTATGTCTGTCCATGTTCAAGGAAGAACTTTTCAGGCAAAACAACCAAGAGAAAAACCTCAACATAGTGGTGCAGCTATTGGTGCTACAGGAGCTATGCTTGGTAAAGCATCTGTTGGAAAATTAGATGCTTTTGTAAAAAAATGTGGTTTAAGTGAAGTGCCTGCCCCAGCAAAACATCCACATATTCCCAATCCTGGGGCTGTTTGGTCTGATGCCGATAAAAAGTATTGGATTAATTTGTACAATACTCTGAAGAACGCATCTATTGATGGAAAAAGAATAGATTTTGGTAGACCAGGAAAATATGAAGAAGGAACTAATCCATCTGAAGATGGATTTGAAGCAGCACTTAATGAAGCTTGTCTTGCAGACCAAAGAGATGCGAAAACAAAAACTGGTAGATCTGCTGGAAGTAGATTAACTGCAAAGTTGTGGGGAATGGAATGGTTGCATCGTTACTATATGATGTCTAAAAAGAAAAAGTTTGATGTCTTCATGCATGTACTAGTTGATGCGATGAAGAAAGAGTCTTCAACTGCGGGACCTTTTGTTAAAGTGTTCGGTAAACCAGGACTTACCGCAAGAAGATACTAAATAATGTATAAGGATTATCAATATAAATGAAAAGTTTCTTTCAGTTCCTGAATGAGGCTCAGTCGCAAGCAAGTATGCAAGCGAGAAAACTGAACCTTGTAAGTGATGGCCACGGTGGTTGGTTAGATTCCCGTGGTAAATTTGTTGCGACTACTGAAGATGGTAAGTTAAAATTTGCAGATAAGAAGAAAAAGAAAGCAGAAGATGACAAACCTGCACAACAAAAAACAACACAATCAGAACCTGAAGCAAAGACTAAGAAACCTGCAACTCAAACGACTGGCGCGAAGAAAGCAGAAGCAGGTGAAGGAGATCAAACTTCTGGGGAGACTACAGAAACTCTGACTGTTACATTTGGTCGTTTCAATCCACCAACTGTTGGACACGGAAAACTCCTTGCCGCAGCCCAAAAGGCAGCACAGGGTGAAGATATGAAGATCTATCCATCACGATCGCAGGATGCTAAGAAGAATCCACTAGATCCTGATATGAAGGTTTCATTTATGAAGAAGATGTTCCCTGATTATTCTGAGAACATTATTAATGATGATGAGATGAAGTCAATCTTTAATGTATTGGTTGCAGCAGATGAGGCAGGATATAAGAACGTCAATATTATTGTAGGATCAGATCGTCAGGCAGAATTTGAGAACCTAGCAACCAAGTATAATGGTGAACTCTATAACTTTGACAACATTCGTGTCATCTCTGCTGGTGTAAGGGATTCTGATGCAGAAGGTGTTGAAGGAATGTCTGCATCCAAGATGAGAAAAGCAGTCATGGATGATGACTATGATTCATTCCGTAGAGGAACACCAAAAGAATTAAATGATGGTGATACCAAGGCACTGTTTAATGCAGTTCGTCAGGGTATGGGTTCTAAGAAGAAAAAAGAAGTTGCTGAGATGTGGGAGATTGCTCCTGAAATTGATCCGAAGGGGTTACGTGACAACTATGTATCTGGCAATATCTTTAATCTTGGTGATGTTGTAGAGAATTTAAATACTGGTCTGATTGGTAAGATTGTTCGCCGTGGAACAAACCATCTTATCTGTGTGACACAAGAGAACTATATGTTCAAGTCCTGGATTCGTGATGTTATGGAAGCAGTTGTGAATTATTCAGGTCCATCTGGGGTTCCATCAAACCAGAGAGAGGTTGGAACTGATGCAAATCGTAACTATACGATGAGAATGACCGGCACGGCTGGTATTAAAAATTTAATAAATAAGTATAAGATTAAAAAGTAAGATAGTATCACCATGTCTAATGGAATCGGATCTAACCCTTTGAATGCTATTTCAAAGGTATACTTAGAGCAAATTGCTGAGAAAAAAGACGATTCATATCTTGAACCTGATATGAAGAAGCGTCAGGCAAATAACGAGAAGGCACGTAAGGAAATGGAAAAGGTGAAGGGTCAGAAGAACCCTCACTTTGAGGAAAAGG